TTGTTTTCATTTGGCCGCCGGCCCTGCCAGCTTACCCGATGTCCCTTGCAATCATCGTGCTCACATAGGGCGCCACCAGTTCGCCCACCGTCCGGCCGTCCAGCTGCACCCGGATCCCGGCCACGCCGGCCGCCGCGCCCTTCTGCACCGCGCTCGCCATGCTCGCCGGCAGGCCCCGGAAGCCGCGCAGGTCTTCGCTCGTCACGTTGTTCTCATTCCAGTTGCCGGTCGTCCGCCACCAGTCTTCCGGAATATCTTCCAGCTTGGTCTGGTCGTCCAGCTCGTCCAGCTTCTGGATGATCCGATCAAACACGCCGCCCGCCTGGTCGCCGAATACCTCCTGGAACCAGCCGAAGGCGCTTTCCTCCTCGCTCCAGGGTTCGTCTCCCTTGCTGGCGTTCTTCCACGCGTCCCACCAGTCCTGCACCGCCTGGTTCCGGTCGTTGTCGTCGTATCGGTTATCATCCAGGTCGATGTCTTCCTCAATCTCCGGACCGCTCGGCACGCCGAACCATTCCAGCGGCAGCTCGCCGGGCCGCTTTCCGCTGTCCCGCAGCTCGAGGATCTTCTCCAGGTAGCCCTGCAGCTTTTCTTCCTCGCCCTCAAAGGCCTTCTGCGCGGTCTTCAGCAGCTCTTCCTGGCTCGCGTTGGTCTTCACCAGTCCGCTGTAGTTTTCCCACAACTGGTTCAGCGCGTTATACTGTCCACGGGTCACCATGCCGGCGGCCTCGATGCGGTCGCCCTTACCGCCCCAGATGCTGTTCTTTCCCTCTTCGCTCTCCCGCCAGGCCGCTGCGGTTTCCTTCTCCGTCTGGGTCAGGCCGTTCTGCTTGCCCAGCTCTGTCAGGTTGCCTTCCTCGTCCCACAGGTCGTCGTTTCCCTGCGGCGTGATTGCGTTTTCAAAGAACGTCAGCAGCCCGGCGATCCACGGCACCGCCTTAATCGCGGCTCCGGCAAAGCTCCGGGCCCAGCTGCTGCCGGCTGACGCTCCGGCAGCCTCCACGGCTCCGCTCGCAATGGTGACACCCCTGAAGGCCTTGATCGCTTCGATCTGCATCAGGATGCTGCTCAGGGATCCGGCAGCTGCTGCCAGCTTGCCGAGCAGCCAGAGCCCAAAGATCGCCTCAAAGGCACCCTGGACAGCGTCCTGGTTGTCCACCATCCACTGCAGGCCCTCTGTCAGCTTCACCAGGATGCTGCCGATCGCGCTGGTAAGCGGGTCGTCGCTTTCGCTAAGGTTCTCACCAACGTCCCGCAGGATGTGCAGGCAGCCACGGATCACGTCCGCCAGCTTCGTGAAGAATTCCTCCACGTTCGTCCGGATTTTGTCCAGGGCAGCCTGTTTTTCGCTGTCGTCCTTCGCGTTCATGTAGTCCGCGATTCCGTCCAGCGTTCCTTCCACGTTCACCAGCAGGTCCAGGCTCACCCCGCCGAATCCGGCGGCAAATTTGCTCTTGATCGCGTCCCACTTCGTCTCAATCTCGGCGATCTTGATGTACAGGTCGTTCATCGTGCCCAGCTCTTTGTCCGTCATGCCGAGCCCGCCTTCTTCGCCGTTGAACCGCTGCGGGTTGTCCCGCCAGCCGTTGACCCATTCGCCGGTCTGCTCGTTGATGTGCCCGTGGGCGTTGGATATGAACCAGTTGAACTCCTTGCTGCGCCGGCTGAAGAGGGCCGTCATCGTCTCGTCGTACCATCCCTGCCCCAGTTGGTTTTTCTTCTGCTCAATGCTGTCCATCACGGCCAGCACGTATTCCACGTCGTTCTGGTAGTTTTCCTTACTGATCCCCAGCAGCTCCGTGATCTCTTCCGGCTTTTTGTTGAAGGTCAGCTGGTTCACGATGTTGATGAACTTCTCAAAGTCGCCGCCGGCGGCCTTGATGCTCTGAGACCACATCTGCATCTCCTGGGCGCTGCTGCCGTAGTAGCTCCCCAGGTCTGTCCAGTTGTTCGCCTTCGCTGCCGTCTCGCTGATCAGGGCCCACAGCTGCTCCGCAACGTCCGTCACCCGGTCGATCATGCTCGTGAAAATGCCCTCGATGGCGTCGCTCACACTTCCGCCGGCGCTGCCGATCGCGCCCAGGGCGTCCGCCACGCTCTTGGTGGCCACCGTCGCCTGGGCGGCGTTCGCCTGCATCCCCTGGAAGCCGGTCCCGATGCCTTCCAGGCCGTTTTTCATGTCCGCCAGGGTGGTGCGGGCGTTGTTCAGCTTCTGTTCCCACTTGGCCACCTCGTCGGCGTTGTCCCCGTATTTTTCCTTGACCTCGTCCAGGGCAGCCCGCAGCGCCTTGACGATCTTCTCCTGCTCCTGGATCTGCTTCTGCAGGCTCTTCGCCTTCGCCTCGGCCTTCTGCTGTTCCGTGGCGTTCTTCCCCAGCTCCGCGGTCTCCGCCTTCAGTTCGCTCCGCAGGGTTTTCAGGTTCCGCTGCGCCTCTTTAATCGCCTGGTTATACTCTTTCTCGCCGTCCAGTACGATCTTTTGTTTAATTTCCTTGCTCGCCACGGTCTCACCCTCTCTTTATGCCAGTAAACTGCTGCCGGCCTTCAGGGCCGACAGCTTCGCGTCATATTTCAGCCTGATCATGTACATGTCCATGATGTACCCGATCAGCATGTTTTCAGCTTCGTCATGTCCGATCCCGGCGATAAGCGCGCATCCGTAATACTCCCGGATCCGCATCCCTCGCCGGTTTACACGTTTTTTTCGTCATACGCGGCGGCCAGGGCGTCCGTCGGTTCGTCGTCCGCCTCGTTCCCGCCAACGGTCTCCGCGTGCAGGCTTTCGTTCATGGCCTCGTTCATCGCCTTGGCCACGTTATCCAGGTCGTGCAGGCTGCAGTTGTCCAGCACGTCGCCCTGAACGTCCAGCGGCTTTCCTGCGGCTTTCTGGCCCGCGTTGGCCAGCACCTGGAACATCCACTTCACCATCGCGATCTTTCGCTCTTTTTTGAACTTCTGCAGAGCATCCTTCAGATCGCCGTATTCCTTCTCAATCTGCTCGCTGGCCCACAGGCTCATCCGCAGGTCGTATTCCTTGCCGCCGATAACAATCTTTGCCATTGTCTGATCCTCCTGTCCTTAATCATGTGCCGGCACTGCCGGCCAAAATCGAAAAAAGCGGCCGGAAGGCCGAAGCCCTCCGGCCTGTCTTCATCAGGTGCCGCTGGTTGTTTCCGTGGCCGCGCTTGTGGTCTCTTCGCTCGGATCCGCGCTCTCGCTGATCTGGGCGTGGCCCTTCAGCCAGGCGATGGCCGCGCTCTCGGTCATGCCGCCCTTGTAGGCGTAGTAGACCGCGTCGCCGTTCTCCGTCAGGATCACGTCCACCGCGTCGCCGTTGATGGTCTCGTGCTGCCAGCTGGTGCGGTCGCGCCGGGTTTCAGCGCTCACGCCGCCACTGGCAAACTGGATCTTGTAGAACCAGTAGCCCTCCCAGGTGATGGTTCCCTTGAACCGGTTCGCCATCAGGCAGCCGGCACCCACAAAGGGCGTGTCGCTCGCCTTCAGCAGCAGCTCGCCGTCGCTGCCTTCCACGTAGCCCAGGCAGCCCTTCCGGATGTCGTCGTTGTTGTTCACCAGTTCCAGCGCCATGTGGGCGCCGGTGGCGATCTTCTCGCTGTCGATCTTGTTGCCGTCAGCGTACTCGGAATCGTTCGTGCGTTCCTCGGTGATGTCCACCTTTGCCAGGTAGTCATCCAGCATCACGCCGTCATGGTAGACCATCGCGCTGCCGTCGCCGCCGCTGGTGATCCCCGCGAAGGTAAACCGCGCACAGGTAACCTTTGCCATTCGTTTTTCCTCCTCTTGTCAGATTTCCGATAGCAGCCGGTCGCTCTCGGCCTGCATGGCTTCCACCACGGCCTGCTCCGTCTTGCCCTCGTTTCCTGTGATGAATTTGTCTCCGGTCTTGTTGATCTTCGGGCGCTTCCTCGGCCACTTGGTCAGCGGCCGCTGCCCCTTGCCGTAGTTGATCACGTAGGCCTTCGTGGCGTTCCTCACGCCCTTCCGGTCGTCCCCCTGGGGATAGACCTCCGTGCTGGCCCCGCCGTAGTATTCCCGGATCCCGTTGTTGCCGATACTGTCCAGCATGTCCCGGTTCCGGGTGTGGCTGTACTGGGTTGTGGCGTCTGCCATCACCTTTTCGGCGGCCTTCGCCCCGGCCTCAACCACGGCCCGCAGCGTCGTCCGTCCCAGCTTGTTCAGCCGCGCTTCCTGGATCTCAAATCCGTCCACGCTAAACCGTGCCACTGTCTTCCTCCTCCGGCTCGTCCTCGGCCAGCGGGCACATCAGGTAGATGGTCCAC